GCTGTGCGTGGCCCCGGCCTCGATGGCCTCGATGTCGGCGGCGTACATCGCCAGCCCCCGGATGTTCGCCTGTGATTGTGTTGCCATAGATTATCCTCCAGTGCTCAGCGCGAGGCCCACCGTCACGATCAGGGAGACAGCCGTCACGATGACCATGGCCCACATCGGCACGACCCACGCCTCGCGCTCCTGGTCGTCCTGTTCGCTCTCCGCGTCCCTGTTCAGCTCGGCCTCGCGCTTGACGCGCCATGATTTCAGGTCGGCGAGGTCCTGCTGGCACCGCAGGCACGCGGGGCTGGGGCAGGGCTTGGTGTCGATGCGCTTCTCCAGCCCATCGAACCGATACTCTAAGTTGTCCATCTTGACCAGCAGCGCGACCAGCTTCTGCTCGTCGCTCATCCCGGCGTACTGCTCCAAACCCATGCCCTCACCCATCTCCAACTTCCCCTCTGGCTCCTCACTCCGCCTTCTTGGGCGCGGCCTGCTCCACTATGGCCCTTACCAGGGACAGCCCGCCGACGCTCGCGCCCGCCAGGACTATGAAGTTCTCATAGTTCAGCTCCACATCTCCGTTGGCGGAAAGCATCCATACCGTGAGGGCCGCTGCTACCAGGGACCCTCCGAACGCCTGTGCGAACGGCACGATGGCCGCCTTGGTCACGGGCGTGTCGTACAATCTCACTACTGCGGCGATCAGGGCCGCACAGGCCACGAAGGCCACCAGTTCTACGGTTATGTCCATCTCATCCCTCCTCGCTCGACCTTGCGGTCATTCGTCCCTGCCTCCGGCTCCGGGACGGTCCCGGAGGTCGTATGTTCGTATCCGTCTCTCGCGGAACGGCGTGTTGCCGTCGATGGGCATGGTCTCTACCTTGAAGCGCTCGGGGTTGTGCGTTCCCGCTGCCGCCCTCGTCACCTCCAGCCACTCCAGCTCGTTGTCGGAGAATCGGTCGGGGTCGGTCACGGCCTCCTCGCGCCTGCGCTGCCAATCCTTTGAAAGGTACTTGCCACCGTTCCGCTCGCTCAGGACCATGTTGCCTCCAAAAAAAAGAGAGGAGAAAGGGGTTTAGAACTCGATCCTGCACGCGCCGTTGGCGACGTGGGTCTGGCAGTCCATCCTCATGGTGACGGTCATGCCGGTCATGTCGTGGATGGGGTCCTTGAGGTCCTTGACCGTCAGGTCCCTGGGCATGAATATGCCGCCGGCCCGTCCGGTGTCAAGGACCAACATGCCGATGTCGCCGTCGCTGTCGTACTCCCAGGTGTAGGACGCGGAATCGTCCACGACGTTGCACACGCGCCACTTGAGGCCGAGGTATCCGTCCGGTATGCCCTGCCCCCGGACGATGTTGTCAGTGCCCGGAGACTGCGGGATCACGACGTCCTGCATGCACAGCCCCTCGGCGTTGGGGGTCATGACCACGGCGTCCGGGAGCATGCCGGAGCCCTTGAGCAGGGTGACGGCCTTGGCCACGGCCTTGAGGCCCTGGTTCGCGCCGCCGGTGTCGTGCTCCAGTCCGCTGTTCTGCAGTATCTTGGAGAGGCAGACGCGCTCGGCGCGGTTCATGACGCACTCGCCGGCGTACTTGATATTGGTCTCGATGACATCGGCCTGAGCGCCCTCGATCATGGAGTCGGTGATCATCGGCCGCACGCCGATGAGCTTGGCGTCGTAGGTAGCGGCACCGTAGTCCTCCTCGCGCATCGGCACCTCGGCACCGGCGTCGGAGATGATCTCGGCGTAGCCGCCAGTCTCACCGTAAGGCCACTTGTAGGTATCGCCCTTCTTGCGGACGATGGGCAGGAGGTCCATGAACGCCTTGGCGAGGCGAGCGCCCTCCACGACGGTGGCGTTGACCTCGGTCTGTATGAGGTTCGTCCCCTCCAGGTCGCCGGACATGATGAGCTCCCTGACGGCGTGCTGCTTGCCTTCCTGGTCGATGTACCCGAGCTTGCGGATGTGCGGCTGTTCGGACAGCTTGCGCCGTGCCTCGTACCCGCCCAGAGATGCGTTGAGATAGTCCTTGAGTAGTTGTGTCATTTCATTCACCTCAGCTCGAGTTGGCCTGGGTCAGTGCGCCCAGTGTGATCAGGCAGTATGCGGTCCCGGACGCGGCCAGGTCGCCCATCAGCTTGCCCAGGATGTTCCCGTGGAATGTCGCGGTTGCGCCTCCAGTCGCGGCCACGGCGGCCACGCTCACGGTTCCCCCCACGGCGTTGTCGTTCGTCTCCACGTAGTCGCCGGCATCGCCGGTGGCGGCGTCGTCGGCGTTGGCCACCTTGATGATGGAGCCGAGGGAGTACACGGTCACGACGTCCCCGGATGCGTGCGGTGCGCCCACCACGCCGATGACCGGCCCACCGTTCACGGCGGCCGTTACCTTGAAATCCTCTCCGCTGGCGGCGAACTCCACGGCCATGCCCGCCTTGAGAGCGCTGGCGGCGGTGGCGGTGAACGTCACGCCGATGTGCTTCACGATGTCCGACGTGATGGTCGGAAATGCGGAAATGTCGGTCATCTTACTTCCTCCTCATGTCGTATCCCTCGGGGATCTCCAGTTCCAGCTCGCGCTCCTTGGCGGGCACGGTGCTGGGTACGGGCTTCCGCTCCAGCGCCTCCAGGCGTCTGGTGGTCTCGGCCTTCTGCGCTTCCAATTCCTTGATGCGCCCCTCGGCCGCGCTCAACTTCTTCTCCATCTCCGCCGACGGCTCTGGCGCGGGCTCACCCTTGGCGGCCGCTAGTTTAGCGTCCACCTCGGCGAGGATCTGCGCCTTGAGGTCGGCGAGCTTCTGCTCGAACTCTGCTTCGTCCATTTTCATCCCTTCCTTACCGTCGGCGTCCGCCTCGTTGGCACGCGGCATCACGCACCGCTCGCACGCTCCCCGGACCACGCTGGCGAGTCCACGGAACCATAGGCTCGTAGCCTCGTCGCGCTTGGTCTGAGGATTGTATCTCTCGTCCCCCCCGTGCTCCACGCTCACCGCGAGGGGGTGTTCTTCCTTGGCGCGTGCGAGCGCCTGCGCCGCCGCGTCCTTTCCTTGCTGGGTGGAGTATGAGTAAAAGATGTCCCCGATGATCGCGCCCGCCTCTTCCATGCCGGCCTCGCGGAACGCCGCGTCGTAGCGGACGTTGCGCACGTCCCCTAGTAAATCCATGACGCTTCGAGGCTGCCCGCCGGAGTGACGCGCCCAGAACGAGTTATCGACCCAGTTACCGACGTACTGCTCCAGCACCTTGGCGGGATAGTACAGCGGGGTCCTTACCGCCGAGTCGGTATGAGTGCCGACCGTCAGCAGGGGGACGTCCTTCACGATCATGCCGCCCTCGACCTCCACGTAATTGGTCATGGAGAGGTCGCGGCTGAGCGCCCGTGTCCGGGTCATGTATCCTCCTTAGAATCGTTCGGGAGTATGGCGCACCTGCATCGGGGGTGCGGTTCGGGCACGCGGTCCAGGCGGTATCGCTTCTTGTGCCGTAGGCGGCAGATCTCGCACACCCTCTCATCGAGGGACGTGTACCAGGTCGCCGTCGCTATGCCGTTGAGCTTGTAGACCTCGGTCACGGTCTCGCGGAACGTGTCGATGGTCTGATCACTAGCGCCGAGCGCGGCGCGGTTGCGCGGTCCTGCGGCGGCCTCCTTGAGCTTTACTCTGAGCGAACCGTCCTTCTCGTTCTCGATGAGCGTCTGGATGATGCGCTGCTTGAGGTCGCTGGCCACGGCGTCGGAGTGAGCGTTGGCCACGGTCTCGCGGGCCGGTGTGACGGTTCGAGAGACTAGAGAGAACAAGGACGTCTGATCTGGCTCGATGCGGAGGGCCTTGAGCAATGCTGACGAACGAGACACGCCCCGGCGCACGCTGTCGCGGATGCGCTCTATTGCGAGACGCTTATTGAACTCACTCCAGGCGTCCAGTTCCGCGTTCACCAGGCGCTCGATGTTCGCCGGGGACATCGCGCCGTCATACCTCTTGAGGATGGACGCCAGCGCCTTGTCGATGCTGCGCTGCGCCGCCCGGACGTTCATCGCCTCCGCCGCCCGCATCCCGGTGGGGTCGCGGGGGTTCACGCGACTAACCGGAGAGGACATCGATGCCTCCCAGGATGTCGTCCGTATCGTCCTCGCCCTCGGGGATGTCCTCGCCGTTGAGCTTCAAGCGTTTTTGAGCCCACTTCCTGCTGGCCAGGGGCCGCATGGGGTCGGCCGCCAGGACGGCGGTGACGTACTGCGCCACGGTAAGCTCGTCCTCCTCGCTTACGTCGTTGAAGTGCAGCTGGACCGCGCCCGGCGCGTTGGTGATGCGGTCCACCAGCTGCGCGTTGTAGATGCGCTCCAACTTCGCCTGGATGGTGCTGACCTTCATCTCGAAGCACTGCTGCCGGACCTTGGCCGTGGCCTCGGTGCTTCCTCGACCTAAGCCGAGGATCTCCTCCGGCACGCCGAGGGCGGTCGCCAGGCGCTGGATCGTTAGGTTAGAGTAAGTGTCGGCGTTGCCTACGCCGGACGTGTTCAACTGCACGATCTCGGTATCGCGGCACGTGGCTAGCTGCGTGCAGGAGTTGAGGTCGTTGAGCTGGTCCGCCACGGCGTCCAGTACCTTCTGCTCCACGTCCTCGCCCTCGTCCCCGACGCGTGCATGATAGCGAGGATGGCCCATGCGCTCTATCGCGTCCGTGAGCGACGTGATCATGCGCGTGTCGCGGTAGATGTCGTCCAGGGCGCGGTCGATGAGCGAGATGCCATACTTGCTCCCGGAGAAAGTGAACAGCTGCGTATGCAGCATCTGGTCGAGGCGCAATGGTATCGCGGCGTTGCCCCACGTCCGTACCTTGTCCAAGATCGTGGTGTCGCGGAACTGCCGATAGCCGATCTTGAGGCCGTACTCGTCCGTGTCGATGTCGAACATCTTGGACGGGCGGGGGATGAGCATGACCACATCATCGGCGCGATCGCCCTGGCCCGGTGCCAGCTCCTGAAAATCGTCGCCCATGCTGAGGGAGCCGGTGATGGCCTGCCACATCGAGGCGTGAATGTCCAATTCTTCCGCAGCGTTCTCGACGTCCTTAACTAGGGACTCGTCCCCGTCGAAGTAGAAGCCGTTGCTGAGCGCGAACAATGCGTATGAGTCTATGGCCTCGGAGACCGGGCCGCCCTGCAAGTAGATGGTCTCCAGCGTCTCCAGCTTCTTGAGGTCGCGGTCACGCTTCGAGAACAGCTGCGACGTGGTCTTCTTTTGGGCGCTGGGATAGGTGCGGGGACGTGCGTCTGGTGTGCGAGCTAACAAGCGTTTGACGTAGTCTACAGCGCCCATCCGTTCCAGGCGACGCGGGGCGTGAATTTATACAAAGACTCAGCGCGAGGCGAACTTCAGGAAGCGTGATTGATCGCGCACGGCGGTGGCGGTGAGGTCTCGATGCGCCCCGCTCATGGCGTCCACGCGGTCGTCGTGGACGTCCTCGCTGGGGAAGGCGCAGCATTCATCTATGAACCCTAGATAGTCCCACGGCCCCCGGACGATGAACATATTTCCCGCCTCGGCCGCCGCGCTCGACGGCGCGGCCCTCTCCACTTTGGAGCCTGTAGCTCGAACGCCCTTGAAGTCGTATCCCTGGAGGACGACGCGGGCATAATGGTCGATGGTATCCTTCCCGCTGCTCCCGCCCTCCTCCTCCATCCGTATGGGGACGCGCACGGTGTCCAGGGCGGCGGTCTGCACGATAAGGTCCTCGTTGCCCTTGGGCGTCAGTCTCGCGTGCCTCATGTCGATGATCCAGAACTGCCCGTCCTTGGCGGCCATGCGGCATCCGGCGGTGAAGTCGGGGTCGTTGCCCTTGCTGGCCTCCGTTGCCGCCTTGTCCCAGAACCGCACCTGGCGGGCGTCCTTGGGGTAATCGTCCACGAGCTTGAACCACTGACGCTGGAACATCCCCCCGTCCATGTCCTCCAGGAACGCGCACTCGTATTCCTGCGAATACAGCCGCGAACCTAGCGCCTTTCGTTCGCTCTCAAGAAATTCTGCCGAGATGCGTTTGTTCTCGGCTGCGGTTATCGTAACGGTCTCCCACTCTCCGCTGCGGTATGCCTCATAGAAGTGCCCCTTCTTGCCTCGGGGGGTGCTCAGCATATCATACTCTCCGTCACTGACGGCGAGCATCGGCCGCACAGCCTGGTGGATCTCGTCCGGTACTGCGGCCGCTTCGTCCTCGATGACCAGGGCCACACCGCTGTATCCCCTGATGGTCTTCTCGTTGCTCGGCAGCGATATGATGCGCGAGTGGTTCTCCATCTCCAGCGAGGTCTTGTTGTCCTCCAGAAGCTTCGGGGGGTCTTTCATCTCGCTCAGGATGTCCGTCACCTTGCGGAACAGCTCCGAGGACTGCCGTTGGCTGGGGGAGAGGAGGATGACCGGCTGCGCGTCGTAGGTGATCGTCCGATGCAGCGCCTTTATGGCGGCGACGGTGCTCTTGCCGCTCTGCCTCGCGCAGTTGAACAGTTTGCGCTTGTGCTTGCTTCTCAGGACGTTCTTCTGCCACTCATCCAGCTCGAAGTCCAGATTTAGCCTCGACATGGCGAACCGCACGGGGTCGTAGCGGTCGAGCAAACGCTCCCGGTCGATGCGGACGCCCTTCATGGCGATGTCATCTCTAGGCGCTTGAGGAGGTCGGCCTGCGCCTCGGGGTGGGCGTCCAGCACTTCCATCACCAGCGGCGTGATGTCGTTCGGCTCGGCCTGCGGCCTGCTCGGCTCCCGCCGTTGGTTGCTCCACCTGTCCTGGGCGCGATTGCATAGGAAGAACTCGATGGCGCGGACGTTGCCCCTGGTACATTGCTCATAGAGCGCATCCTCGACGAACTCCACGGCGCTCAACCTGGCCTTCTGCACCTCCACCTCATAGTCGGGGTTGGCCAGGCGATAGGCGTAGATGGTGTCTCGATGAATACCTATGGACTCGGCCGCCTTGCGTAGTGATAACCCCTTCTCTCTGAGGGCCTTTAGGTACTCCTCCCGAGCGAGCTGGCCGAATTTGCGGAATTTCCTCTCGGTCGGGGGTTGCTTATCTTCTGCCATGATCATCAGCGAGGGACGGCGGGCGGGTCGTGGGCCACGGCTCCGCCGAGCGGCCTGGGGGGTCGCTGGTCCCTCGACCACTGAGCGGGGGGCGTGAATTTATAGAAAAAGTCAAGGGTGAGTGGTTTTTCTTCCTCTCCGCTTGAGGCGGTACTGCTGCGGGTTATGCCGGTTCCCCGGGACCGCGACCTCGATCTTATCATACCGTTCGAGGAATCTGATGAGCTGCCACTCCGTAGGCTTGTACGGCCCGTCCGGTATCCTTAGCATCACGTCCTTGTAGTCGAACGTGCGCCCGTGCCGTCCGAGCCTGTCGCACGCTCTCCTGATCTGTCCACGGTAGCCCCCCACGGCTACGCCGTCCCGGTCATCGCTCTCGCCCCGTCATCACGCCGTTGTGCTGCGGGCACTCGGTTATCTGCTTCCACTCCTTGCCTTTCTTCCTGCTGATGTGCCTCCACCCGAGGGCGTGCAATTCGCCGATCGTCCCCTCCGCCTCGCTCCCGCAGACGTTGCACCGCAGTCGCTCGGTCACGTGGCCCGCCTCCGTATCGCCTCCGCTAATAGCTTGCCCTCCGGGGTGAGGACGTGAACGGTGGTGTGATAGCCCTTGGCCTTGGTGTGCAGCCCGATATGGTACGATTCGACGGCCTGCTCCTCTTGAAGTTCCTTGAGAACGCGATATATGGCGACCTGCGGGGCGTCGAAGTGCTTGATCATGTGCACCGCCGTTCTCGGCAATGCGGCGGTATCGTACTCGTTCTTCGGCAGTGGCAGGTCCTGGTCGAGGTAGAGGATGATGCGCTCCCTCAGGTCCAGCTCTATCGTGACCGCCTGATGCTGGATGTGGAGCATCATGTCCCGCTCGCCTCCGCCACATGGTGCTCCTCCATGACCTTGACGATGCAGATGCTCGGCCAGCCCGCCCCGGCGGTGTTCATCAGGGCCGAGAGCTTCTTCGCGTGGTGCTTCAATGCGTCCTGCGCCTTGGGGAGCGTCAGGTACGGGCCGAGGGTGAGCATGTTGATGCCGCCGATGGGGGAGGGCCTGGGGATCTGCACGTAGTACTTGCAGCCGCACGTCATTCTTCCAGCCTCGTGTACGGTATCTCGGCGGCCTTTAGCCGTGCGTAGCTGGCGGTCATGCTCAGGGCGGTGCGGTGAGAGCGCTCATCGGTGCACTCAGGGGGCGTCGGGAATCTCTCGCGGAAGGCCCAATATGCTGCGGTCAGCTCGTTGATGATGGCCTTGTCCACCATTATACGCGCCTCCACACCACGCACCGCCGCTTCGTCTCCTCGTCTCTATCCTCGTAGGCCGCGACCACTAAGCCCTGAGATACGAGCTCACCCCTCCGGGCCGGGACCAGGTGGGACGGGACTCCTGACAGTTCGCTGATCTCGCGGTCGCACAGGGGGCCATGCTCGCCCAGGACGTTGAGGATGCGCTGCTTCTGCGTACCATCGCTCCGGGGGCTGTGGTATGCGGAACGGGACGTGGCGGTGACGGCGGTCATGCCGCGTCCTCCCTCAGGTTCGGACATCCAGGACAGAACGCAAAATTTCCCTGAGTGTTTGTAAACATCTGGCTTCGATGTGGGCAATTTCTCCAATTCGCACAACTCAGCACTACCGCACCCCCACCTTGTATGGCTCATGCGCTTCGAGCGTGGCCTCGATCTGCCCCCGGTGGTCCGCGTCCACATGGAACTTGACCACCAGGCCGCTCCCCTCCAGCCGAACCCTGGTGTCTGCCAGAACGTCATAGATGCGGGACAGGCGCGGCGATTCCCCGATGGTGACGTTGATGTTCGCTCGCTCCGGGGTGTACCGCCACTCGCTGCCGGTGTCCACCAGGTCCGCCACCTTGACGGCGGTGGGCTGGCTCAGCGGCGGGACAGCATCGTCTGGCTCTGGGTCGTTCATTCGTCCTCATCCTCCGGCAGATATGCGGCACAATGTTCGGGGCCGTCACAATTCAACGCAAAGACACAATCATACTTCGCTATGCAGTGCCTATATGGTTGATGGAAATCTATCCACAGCTCGACGGCATTGCACCATGAGGGGTCCATTGCTCCATCCCACACCATGATCTTTGGTGCTCTCTCTATCACCTCAATATAACTCATTCCTCGCTCACCGCCCTGGCATACTTGTGCTGGATGAGCTTGGATGCCATCTCATCGTCCAGGACGTACCGCTTGCCGACCTCTGTCTCCAGGGGGTAGCCGCTGTCTTGGTAGATGGGGGGCGTCTCGCGCAGGATCTCCACGGTGACGCTCATACGAGCACCTCGTACTCGGTGATGGTGGAGCTTCTGGAGCCGTCGAACCTGAGCCTCCGGCTGGTCTTTCTCGCCACACCAAGCGTCTGGATGCGCCGACCGACATGGCCGGGCATGGGAATGAAGTAGTACCCCTTCGATTTCATGTAATCTATTATCTTGTAGCTGTTGGTCAGCGGCCCGGTGGCGATGGCCGCCTCTATGAGCATCTCGTCTACTCGCTTCGCGCTCATCCCCGGATCACCCCCGCTGCTACCATCTCATCCCATTCCTTGATGGCCTGCTCCAGTGGGCATCCTGGGCGGACCTCCCCGGATTCGATGAGGATGTCGACGGCCCTGCCCCGTTCCAGCCCATGCACCTTTATCATGTGCGCTATGCAGCTATCCTTGTTATCGCTTCTCCTGTCGCTGTTGTAGGGGTGCCCGCAGCAGGGGCAGTGGATAGATGCTTTACTCATGCTCTGCGCCTCCCGTCCCTCTTCGGCCCTTGCTTCTGCTTGATGCTCTCCTGCGCTTTCC